AAACTAACCCAACTACAAAAAGAACAAGATTGTTTCTATGTAATTTGTGCCGATATGGCTAAAGATGGTTCTGCCGAAACGGCGGTTGGTGTGGCAAAAGTTACACCAAAAGACCACTACTTCTCATACAAATTTGTTAATCTGCTAACAATCCCTTCTACTGATTATATGGTAATAGCGAATTCTTTTAAAAAACTCGTTCTTGCCTATAATGCTAAGTTACTAATTTACGATGCTAATGGTATTGGCGCGGCAATGCGTGACTGGCTCAATAAAGAGACAACAGATGAAACAGGTTTTATCTTAGAGGGGTTAGGAATTATTAATCCTCCAGATAGCGCAGAACACGATTTGAAGCGTTACCCAAAAGATAAAACAATTTGTTATGAAATAAAATCTGGCGGAAAAACTGGAGAACAAATTCACTGATTCTTTTTCTCTCGTATGAGTACAGGTGCTATTACATATCCAATTAAATTATCTGAAGCATTATCCTTGTATGCGCAAAATAAATCATTCTGTTCAATGAGTCAGCGCAGACAAAAAGAATTCCTCTCTCCTTTCCAAACAATGGATAAGATGGAGGCTGAACTTAAAAATCTTGATATTGTTAATACTTCCGATCAAATGAGCAATTCATTAAAAATTGTAAGAAGAAATCCTACAATTCAAAAAGACTTCTTCTCTATGGCAGAATATCTCGTTTGAGCAGTAAATCAATATTTTGAATTAGCTTATTATAAAAACAAACGCAAAAAGGGCTCTAGTAGAATAATTGCCCTTTGCGACTAATGGAGGGCCCTATGGCAAAGAGAACAGACGATGTTACTAATTTTAGAGTTAATCGTATAAAAGACTTAGAAAATATGTATGCCGATGAGGCTTCTACTGCAAGTCGTTATAATAGAACTCTTACTGCGAATGCGAATATAATTAGAACTGCAAAGCAAGTACGAGAATTATTAGATAAATCAATTGCAAATAGAGAACAAATTGTAAAATTATCTAAAGAATTATATGCGAAAAATCCTATTTACATGCAAGTCATTGAATATATGGCAAACATGTTTATGTGGAGATATAAAGTTACACCACACAAGGTTTATACAAAAAGCAAGGCAAATGCCCGTAAAAAATTAAAAGAAGACGATTACATGGCAATTTATAGATTAATGTTAGAAGTTGTCGATGGTCTTTCTATTGAAACAAAATTCCCACGTCTTTTAACTACTTTATTAGTTGAAGGCGCAGTATATATTACAACCGTATCAAATGATGAATCTATTACAATAGACACTCTTTTATTGCCAAATAAATACTGTAGAAAAATTGGCGAAACTCAATATGGAACAGCATTAATTCAATTTGATTTCTCTTATTTTGATAATTTAGGTTTAACAAAACCTCAATTAAATGAATATCTTGAAAGTTTTTCTGAAGAGTTCCAAAAAGGTTATCGCGCCTACAAAAAAGATTCAATGAATAATCGTTGGCAAGATCTCGATCCTCATTTTTCAACAGGGGTTTTGTTAAACGAATATAGTCTTCCAACTTTTATTTATTTATGGGGTGGATTACTTGACTATGAAAAATATCAAGATCAAGAACTAGAAAGACATGAAGACTTACTTCACCATCTTGTTGTTCAAACAATGCCTCATTATGAAGATAAACTTTTATTTGAAGTAGATGAAGTTAAAGCACTTCATAATTCAATGAAAAAGAAAATTGATCAAGGAGAAAGAGTTAAATTAGTTACAACCTTTGGTGACGTAAAAGTCGCACATATGGCTGATAGTGATACTACTGAAAATAAAGCTCTTGAAAAAGCATTTAAAGCAATCTTTAATAATGCAGGCTTCAATAGTGGCATCTTTACCGGTGAAAGTGTAGAAGCATTACGTTATTCCTTAATTAGAGACAAAGGTTATGTTTGAAAGCTCATTCAATCATTCCTTAACTTCTATACTATTGCGATCAATAATTGGTATGATTTCAAATCTTATCAAGCCGATATTGATATTTTACCAATCTCATCATATACTTACAAAGATGATATAGAGGTATATAAGAATAATGCGACTTTAGGTGTCGGTAAATTAGATTACCTTGTAGCATCTGGTGTCAAGCAAAAGAACATTGAAGATATGCTTGATTTAGAAAAATATTTACATCTCGACAGAATTACTCCTATGCAAACTTCTTACACTCAAACTGCAGAAGATAGACAAGAAGAATCAAAAGAGTCTGGCGAGTCTGATACAAAAGAAGATGAAAAATCTGGAATTGAGCCACCAGCTAATCAGTAGTTTTCTTATCAGATAGAATGTACTGACGAGGATATTATGAAATTTAGACCTAACTTTAGTTGGCCTGCAACCTTATCCTTCTCGGCAGATAATGGAAATGAGAACGAACGCTTCTCTCGCGGAAAACTTAAAGTTTTCTTTAAAGGAGAAACAGCAGATCATCGTTTATTTTCCGACAACTTCAGTGAGGAAGTTATTAAATCCCTTCCTTATACTCCTATCGTAAGTTATTACGACGAAGAAAAACAAGATTTCGTTGGCCATGCCACAGAACAAGCAATTTATGGCATTGTTGACCCATGCGGAGAAATCAATTTCGAAGAAGGAGAAGACGGTAACACATGAGCAGTTTGTGATACAGTTTATTACACTGAACGTCCTGGTAAGGTTGGGGAAATCGCATCAAAGATTGAAGGTCATAGTCAATCTTTAGAACTCGATCCAAAAACTGCAAAATATGTAATTAACTATGACGAAAAGAAACACTTTAAAAACTTAGAGTTCACTGCAGGACACTTTATTGGAGTAAGTGTTTTAGGAAAAGATCAGAAGCCTGCATTCACAGGTTCCGAGTTCTTCTCAGTAGACACCTTTGCCGAAAAGATGAACTTATTAAAAGAATATTGTGAAGCGCAAAAGAATGAACAAGCATCTGGAGGCAATGAAATGAATTTAACAGAATTTATTAAGCTCTCCTGGGGTGAAAAAGCTCAAAAAGTCGCAGATGCAGTTGATAGTGAATATGGTCGTGAATATTACAACTATGTTGTTGATATGTATGAAGACCGTGCTATTATGCGTTTCTACTCCTATTTCGATGGTAGTAGCAGATTAATGGCAATTAGCTATTCAATTTCTGAAGACGGTATTGTTTCTTTAGGCGATATTAAAGAAGTTCACGTAACTTATGAAGATGTTCCTGAAGTTAAACCTACAAATGCAACTGAAGAGCCAGGCGTTGGTCAAGAACCAAGTTCAATGAGTACAGATCCAGTTGAACCACAAGAACCAACTGAACCTAATAACATCACTGAACCTAGTGATCCAGTCAACGCATCAACCGATCCAGAACCTGTTGCCGAGGAAGTAACCAATACTGCCGAAATAATTGTTTCTTCAACAGTTAAAGGTGCAACAGAACCAACCAATGCATCAGTTGATCCAGTTGCTGATCCTAATGTTGCTGCACAAAGCAGCGAAACTGCAGATACTGCAGCACAAGATACAAACGCTCAAGACACCCAAATGAAAGTAGGTGCAGTTGATGAACAAACAACTCAAGAAGAAGGTTCAAGTTCTGCCGCACTTACTGATAGTGAAAGAGCAGAATTTGAAGCCCTTAAAAGAAAGGAAAAAGAAGAATTAATCGAATCTTATAAAGAATTCCTTTCCGAAGAGCAATATAATGGTTTCTTTGCCACCATCGATTCAGTTTCTAAAGAAGAACTTGAATTATCTTTATTAAAAGAATACAAGGTTTTCACAGAAACAAATCAAAGAGCAAAGCAAAGAAGAGCGTTCGCGTTCGCTCCTGTAAATGATAACGCACAAGCAAGAAGTTCTCTTGCACAAGATATTCAATACTATCTTGGTAAATAACGAGGTATTTAACTAATGAAACCAATTTATGATTTTTTACCAACTTACCACCAAGTAGAAGCTAACAACCTCAAAGGTTTACAACCAGGTTTCGTTGTTGCTCAAATGGAAATCGCAGAATCTGCAAAAGCAGACTTACTCGATGAAAATGGTATGTTTGAAAACGGTCACATCTGTGCTATCTCAAAAGATGGTATCGTTAAGGCAACTGGTGAAGAAAGAGCTCTTTTTATTCACTATACAGAACCACTTAACACAATCAAAGACAGCCCAAGATTTTTCGCAGTTAATGTTAAAAATGAATGTGGTCGTTTAGTCCAACTCATCCCAGGTGATGAATGGATGTCCGATATGGATCCAAAAGATGTCTGCATTGAAGGTCGTATCGTTGAATTAACAGAAGCAGACGGACAAAGTAAAGATGACTGGTATAAAGTCACAACATTACCTGATGGCACAGAAGCTCATCACTATATGTTCTTAGGTTAATCGGAGGTAGTAAACAATGGATGCAAAATTAAGTAGACTTTTAATTGCTGCTTTCGAACGCAAACCAGTTATTGATGGTGAACTCAACTTCGCAGCAGAAGATGTCAATACAGCTGCAGTCAACG